ATAATCTCATCAAAATTTTCTTTACCTTTTTGATTAAAAGTTGCATTAATAGTACCATCTTTATTTTTAATAATAGCTATACCTTCAGGAGTAGTGGCTTTACTAAAAGTGTCCATAAAAGCTTTATCAGCAGGATTTTTAAAAAATACAGTATCTATAAGTTTTCCTAAAAATCCAAACTTAGATAGTATAGTAGAATTATCTATTTTTAAAGTTACTATTTCTTTAAAACCATCTTTATATAAACCCCCTTCACCAAATTGTTTTTTTATTGTTTTAGCAACTTGAGACACAGCATTTGCTGCAGGTCCAATGTTTCTTGGAGGATTAGTTGGTCCCGTTTGTCTATCACTTTTAGATTGTTCTATAGGTTGACATACTCCATCTATTAATTTAAATCCGGGAGGACAAGGGTCAAATGCAGGTTGGTCTGGTTGTGTAGGTTGCTCTGGTTCTACAGGTCTACTTATTGGTGGAGTAGGTGTTTGTACAATACCTTCACCTGCTTTTGGAAATTGTGTTGCATCAAACTGTGGAAGCATTGGTGCTTCTATTTGTTTTAAATTTCTTTGTCCTTCTGCTCCATATTGTACTATTGAATCTGGCCCTACATATTTTTTACCTTGCATATTCATAATACCATCAGTTGCAGAATTATAAACATTTTGTGTTGTATCTACTGTAGAAGTAGAAGCACTAAAAGGAAACATAATTCCTTGTGATTCTTTTTCTAATTTTTTTTGTAGGTCAGATAGTGCGGACATTTATTTAAGCTGCTCCTTGAGGTTCATTATTTGGTGCAGTAAAGCCGCTTTCCCCTGCAACTTGTGGAGTTCCGACTCCGATGTTGCCACCTCCAGACCCTTGTGTGTCTGAAATATTTGCTCCTGCAGGTACTCCGTTAGTAGGTCCCATGCCACCTTGTTGTGGGTTAGGGCCTTGAGTTTGTTGATTTCCATTTACTTCTCCCATAAGTTTCATAAATATTGCTGCTTGTTCTGGGTCATTAACAACTTGGTCAGGGTCTACATCTAACGACTTTGCAATCTCTTTAATAATACTATGCCATTTTACAAAAGGTGCTAAGAATTGATTTGATGCTACTTGCATAAATGTCATCAATCTTTGTGACCTTACTTCCTTCATCATTAAAGAAGATGTACCTCTTGCTTTAACTCCTAAGTCACCTTGTATTTCTGGAATATCTTTATTGAATTGCATATTCCATTGATAAAAAGATTCACCTAATGGCTTTAATAAATAATCATCTATGTTTTTAATTACTGTTTTAATATTTAAAGCTGCAGCACCCATTAACATAGACATACCTGATGCTGTTCTTGTTGTAGATTGTATACCTGTTTGTCCATGTGAATAAGATGGTATACCTGTGGATTCATCTGCTAGTTGTCTAAACCTATCAAACATTTGCATATTTTCTGGTGCAGTGTTTGGGAATCGTAAACCATGTATAGCTTGTCCTGTTTGTCCACTCTGTCTTCTAAAAATTTTTCCCGGATAAACTGACATGTCCTGACCGGGTACTAACATAGTTTCATCTACGTCAAATACTAAATTTCCTGCTAGTGCTAAATTATCAATAGCCATTCTTGCATGACCATTCATAATTGTTTGTGCGTCATCCATATTTTCTGGAATACCTACTCCGAAGAATTGATATGGATTAATTTCATAAGGTGCAATCATAAAAGGTATTCTTGCAGGAGTAAAAGGATTTAATACTAATCGTAGTATATGTCCATTACATATCCATGCATTAATTTGCACTTCATCTAATTCTGTTTTTATATCTGTAGGGATATCAATACCTGTTTCTTCTACAAAGTCTTTGTCCATTGTACCCCAATACTCTAGGACTTCGTATCTATTCTTACTAAACTCTTCTTGATTTTCTCTATCATATAATGCTGTTTCATAACTTCTTGTTTCATAATTAGAACCTACTGCTAAACAATCTTTAATTGCACTTTCTCTAAAGAAAGGTCTATTAGCTAAATCTCTAAGTTGTGTTCTATTATATACGTGTCTTTGTATAACATAGTCTGCATCATCAATAGTAACAGCATCTGGGTCAGGATAAAAATCCCAACAACTGACTGCCTCTACTCTTGGAACTAATTTATTAATAGGTTTATATTCTCTTTCACCTTCTTCGTTTAGTTCCCATTTATGTTCTGCTTGTTCATAGTTAAAAGGTCCTTTAAGAATACCTGTACCTAATAAACACATTTCAAATAAAACATGTCTCATTACAGATATTGCATGAGATTCTTCTAACTGGTCATGGATTAAAGTTTCCATGTTTTTAGCTGCCTCATTTGCAGGTTCTATCTGAGGCATTGATTTTAAATCAGGTGCTGCACCTTCTTCAAATCCTGCTTTTTCGTATTTACTTTTTAAGCCGTTTAGTATTTCATCTGCAGTAGCACCCGGAGATATTTCTCTACCATCACCTTCAAAACCATAGATGTCTTCCATTCTTTCATCTTGTTGTTTTAAATTATCGGGTTTTATATGTGCGTATTTAGCTACACCTAAAGGGTCTGAAGTAGGTTGTATTCCAATAGGAAACTTACCTTGTGAAAATAACACTTCGATAAGCTGTCCATAAGAAGCTAATACTTTAGTCTTTGTTACCTTAACAAATACTTTAGACTTTTCTGAATCACGAAAAGCCATATCAGAACCATAGATTCCTCTATAGTTTCTGTAAGACCTTAACCATCTTTTTTCATCGTATAGACGTGCCTGTTCTGCTTCTTTTAATCTAGATTCAATTAAAGAACCTAGATTACTGTAAGAATCATCTTTGGCATCATCTAATGATTTTACTTCATCAGTTTCAGATAAGCCACTACTGCCTATATTACTATGCGGCATTTATATTTCCTTAGTAATCTCTTTCGTCCGCCATTGAGAAAACTTTTTTGTCTACAGTGTTTTTTGCTTTTCTACCTGCGTTTACATCTGTTTCACTGTAATCATCTGCAGGTAAAGCTGTAGCACCCTTTACAACATTAGTTTTGGAATCGCCCTGCTTTGAGGCTTCGTTTCCATACATGTTTTCAGGAAGTTCTCCTTGCTTGTATTGTTTCATTATTGCCATTTTATTTGTCTCCTTTTAGTTGTTTCTGTATGTAAGGTAGTAACCAAGGGTTATCCACACATACAGTTGTTAGTCCATTCGCAAGAGTATTGCAAATTTTTTCTTCTTCTTTATCATCTAATTCTATTCCCCATTGAAATACTATTGCATGAAGTATTTCATGTATTAAAGTATTCGCATGAGATATATTATCTTCTGTTGATGATAACGCTATCATTCCATCGGATGCAAGAAACTGTCCGTTTATTTCATTGCACTTTGATACGATAGAATCTAAATTTTTTATTTGATAGTTTCTATATCCTATTTTAATATCTTTCATTAATATCCAAACACACTATCTGCCGGTGCTGCTCTTTTAGGTTCGTTTACTTTATCTATAAAATCTTGTTTAATAGGATGTATTGGTCTACTCATACANCCATATCTTAGTGCATCGTAAGCATGGTCTTCTGCATGTGTATTTACATCTTCAGGATTATTTTTATCTACTGGTAACATAGGTAATGTTCTAATTAAATTAATACAATTATCTAAAATAAATAATGAAGGATATCCTGTCTCTTCATCTGGTCTTAATCTTTTATGTATTTCTAATTTACCGGCTACTCTACTTCTAGGACTTCTATCAGATGGCCTCCAACGACAACCTTCTAGTATCATAGTCTCTGCAATACTTGGTCCTATATCACCTCGTCTTGCCCAAGTAGAACTATCAAGTACACCATATCTAATATACTCACCTTGTTCTGCTTCTAAAACTTTTCTAGCAAATAAATCTGCTGTAACTTTTTGTGTATATAATTCTCTGTAAACAAATAAATTATTATCAAAGTCTATTGCTATCCACAAACAACAAGCCGGTGAACTATAACCCCAGTCACATGCTCTAAATCTCATCCAGTTCCTAGGAATATCAAAAGGTTTAATAACGTGTACATCTTTATTAAACTCTGGAAAAGATGAATCTTCAAATGCTTCCCAGTTACCTTCTAAGAATTGTTTTCTTTGTACTTCAGGTAAAGATGCTAACATTGCGTAGTAATCATCAGTCTGCATAAGATAAGGATTATCTTCTAGTTTAGCAGGAATAAATCTTCTAGATATTTGTTTAACACCATTAGGAGTTTTAATATCTATATCAAATTTTGTATTGGGTACTGCGGGGTCAACAAACATATTCTTAACCCACATCGAACCTACGTTTCCCGGATTACCTGTTGCTCTCATGTAAACAGGAATGTCTGGGTCTACACTTCGTAAAGAGGACCGAAGAAAATTATAGATATCTTCGGTAGGGTATTGCGGTAATTCGTCTATGCCTATCCAAGTATATGATTGTCCTTGGTAGCG